CCAAAAGTAAGTGGCGGCTAATATATTAGTATTAGAACTTATACCAGCTAAACTTAGTAGCATGGTAGAACCAACCGCCAAATTACCAGCCATGTAGTTAGCACCAGCACCACTAGCGTACAAGTTGTAGTTGCTTGCGTTAGTGAGGTTAAGCTGACCAGAAAATGTTCCAGTCGTGGCGTTGATTGTGTCGCCGCCCTCTACCTTCTGCCATGTCGATCCGTTGAATACAGCCCAATCACCCACACCCCACAGAGCTTCGCCGTTCAGGTTGGTTGTACCCGCGACAGAGACGATGTAGTAATAGCCTGCAGTACCGACGCTCGATGTCAGCGTTGGGGTGTTTGTCGATGCATTCCATGTTCCCTGATACGCAACTGCACCAGACGCGACCGTCGTGACGCTGGTGATCTGACCCTGCGCGTTGACTGTGATTTGAGGGATCGATAATGCGCTGCCATAAGTGCCTGCAGATACGCCCGTGTTGGCGATTGATATCGTACCCGTCGTGGTGATTGGCCCACCTGTGAGCCCCGTTCCAGTAGCTACCGAGGTTACTCCAGCTCCTGTATATACAGACGTCCATACGCCGTTTGCGTATCCCTCAAAGTTGCCGATCTGCGAGTTGTAGCGCAGCGTTCCATTTGCTGGCAGCGCAGGTCTTGCTGCGGTGTTGCCGACAGGAACAACCATGCCGCCAGAACCTGATATCACTGGGTTACTTGCTATCGCGACAACAGGGTTTCCGCCTGCGCCATTACCGTTGGTGATATCAATCTGGTTTGTCGTGCCAGTCAATGTCAGTGGGCTCAATGCCGAGCCGTTTATGCTTAGCAATCCAGTGCCTGATGCGTTGGCAAGCGCGAGCGCTAAGCCAGTCAATGCAAACGTGGGATCACCTGCTATGCCGTCACCGTTCGTGACAGAAATACCATTGCCAGATACAGTTAATGTGCGCGACGTGATGACGTTCGCAGCGGTCTTGGCAACGATGCCAGTGGCAGCGGACTCCAGTGATCCGCTCGTGCCGTTCAACCGAATGGTATACGCACCCAGCGATCCGCCGTCAGTAATGCCAATACCTGTACCAGTAGAAAAGTATCGGCTATTTGGCAGCGTGGACTGTAGACCAACAGTCAAGAATGTCTGCGTTTGAGATGGGCTTTGCGTGATGGCAGAGACAGTCGTGCGAACCGTCAAACCATTCTGAACAATAGGTACTAGCTCATCGCCAGAGATAGCGTTGAGAGCTGGTAGTAATTCAGAGATTCTAATATCTGCCATGTCAAGGACTCAAGTTGTTGAGGTTGCCATTATTTGGCGTATTACCTTGCTCAGGAGATATTGGGCTATTTCCTATTGTCTCTGTGATTATTGCATCGTGATTCTCAGCAACGCTCAAATCTGGGCGAGGGAATCTGATCGATATTTTTTCTGGCTGTCTTGGCGGCAACCGATACGGATCGAACTGGTCAGAGCAACTTTCACTGCATACTTTAAGCGCCGGAATGTTGCCATCAGGACGCATATCAGAATATGCACGCTTCATTTTACACCGATCGCAGATGAAAATGCTAAGCGTACTATTCCCTAGTGTGTCCAGAAATCTAGCCATACATCACCCGATTGCTTTTAATTGCATTTTCCTTGGAAGGCAATATTTGCAAATTCCAAGGCACATGCAATCCAGACACAAGTTTACCTCGCAAAGGAATAATATGGTCAACTTCATACCATTCGCCAATCAATTTTGATAACGCACGCGCTTCAGCATACACATTCTCAATTTGTGTGCTGTGCGCATCAGACAACCATGCTGGTGTTCTCATCAAGCGAGATGCACGCCGTTTTGCCTGTTTGGCAGCAATTTTGTCTGGATTATTTTTTATGTACTCACGCTCACGAGCACGAATTTCGTCACGATGCGTATCTCTATATCTACGCAAGATGGAGGCAAATTTTTGTGGATTTTTTGACCGCCATATTTTGATTGTAGAAAAAATGGCATCAGAATTCTTGGAACGGTAAGCCGAATCATCCATTTGCTTGCATGCAACGCAATTGCGGCTAGAGACCATCCTCTCAGCAAAATGACCGCGAGCGCATGGTTTGCCAGTAAAGTATCTAGTCAATGCTTGCGCCTTAGCATCCGCATGAGAAAGAATGTTCACGATTACCTCGTGTAATAAGAAATGTTGCTTGCGAAGTAGATAGGCGACTTATCGCGCTCTTCTGCTTCAGCCAGCGCAAAATGCTTTTCCCATTGCTGCTCAAGGTATGTAATGCGAGCAGCGTCGACACCGGGCAACTCCATCGACATCTGATGAGCCAAACCGTTCTGGATCGCCAAGTACCAGCGTTGAGGAATCTCGAGCTGACCACTTAGTTGACCAACGTCCTGAATGTAACGGCTGATCCACACTTCAAGTTGAGGCTGGATACTGTTCGGGACGGGCCACAGCTTCATGTTCGGCTGGTTAATCGTGCGATCAAACCAAAACTGAAGCGGTCTGTACGCCGTGAACGAGCGATTAGGCAGGTTGGAGTAATCATCACGGTTCATGCGTGCCATCGGGATCGCCATTGGGCTTGTGCCGAACACTACTTGATAGAAACCCATGTTGATACCAGCGCTCTGCTTAATACGCCAGAGTGGAGCTGTTACCGATGGGTCAAGCTCGTAATAAATCCATGTGTTTGCTGTCCACGTCACAGCGCCCGGTGATTTCACCGACACCCATGTCGCGCCATCAAATGAATACTGCAGATCGACCGTCACAGAACCAGTCACAGCAGGCAAAATGCCAATCGTGGTGATATAGACAGGGTTATTTGTGCCGTTTGTAATGCCGATTGCGCCCGTATTGGTCGTCAATTGGCATATGGAGTTACCTACCCCGTCAAATGCGTTAGCAGTATCGCCAGAGGTGCTGTAATAGCCTGTATTGATGGCTGTGAGCGTGCGAAAGTTGGCATTCAGAATGTCATTTGAGCCAACAGGCAAATAATATTGATATTGATCTGGCTGCAGACCGATGATCGTGCGCTCAATACACCAGTAATTGATGCCGTAATTGGTCAGCGACGACAGCAGATAGAACAGGCTGTCCTTCGCAGCCGAGACTTGCTCGACCGTCAGCTCTTCCGCGAGCTTACCTGCGCGACGAGCACCATGATCGATCAACTGCTGAACGGAGATTACTGTTTGTCCTACCGTTCCAGAAGTATTCAAGCCTGTCGTCATTTACCACCCCGGGCATTTCCATCGTTTCAGTGAGGCTTTTGCACGAGGTGCATCGCCACTTGCGTTCTTGACTACGCCGCTCATCCTTGCACAGAATGAATCCTTACGCTTGCCGCCCTGTGGTTGCGGCGCTTTCAGGTGGCTTCCTGTTTTAGCATTATATGCCTTCCGACCAGCTTCTGTCATCCCAGCGCCTTGCTTTGTCGAGAGCTTTTCACCGCGACCAACAGCGAGTGACACGCCGCCTTTCTTCATTTTCACAGTCTTTGCAGACTCTTTGAATGCTGCAGCGGTTGGCGCACCTTTGCTTCCTGCCTTGCGCATATGCTCACCAGAGCCATGCTTAATGCGCTCCTGCTTGGCGTGGATGTTGGCATAAAGCCCACCTTCCTTAAACTTCTCGCCAGTGTCAGCAGATGCAAACTCCTTGCCCACCTTTTGAGGGATGCCCACTTTCTTGGCAAAAGCCTTGGAGTGAGCAACCCCCTCCATCAATCGATGTTGAGAAGGGGATTTGCTTGGCATGTTAAGCCTGCGACTCTTGCCAGCTCAGACGAGCCAGAATGGTTGAGTTACCACCGCTGACGTTGTTGGCAACGACGTACAGCACATCAGGGCCGTCTGGGAACTGACCGACGTTACTCGTAGGCACAGTGTTGTTCAATCCGCCACCCAAGATCGCGTTACCGATACCAGAAATTGCGGTCAAGTCCAGTGTAGTCTGACCAGTGCTATTTGTGAACGCAGCACCGATTGATTCGCCACCCGTGAATGTTGCAGCAGTGTTTGTCTGCGTTGCAATTTGAACGATTGAGCTTGTCACAGTGTTGTTCTGTGTTGGCGACTGGAACGAACCCCATGTAGGTGTACCAGTTGTGTAACCGTTCAGAATCAACTGAATCAGGAACGTGCCAGTAGTCACCACGCCAAGTTCGCGCAATTGCAACTGGAGGCGGTTGATGACTTCCTTGTTGCCCAAAATGCCGACCTGACCGTTATCCACCGAAGGAGCAAGTCGAATTGCCAGAATTGGCACGGCAGTACCGTTTGCAACTGTCACAGCAGACTGTGTACCGTAGTTATAAATCAACGATACGTCGTTGCTGAATCCACCGTCCATAACTACTGACGAACCCCAGTGCGAGATTACCGCGACTGAATCTGGTGGAGCATATTCAACAGAAACGGGAGGGATGGCGTTTGTCGATGGGAATACTGCAGTGAATGCAGATGCCGCTCCGCCGCCTGTCACGCCGCGAGTCACGCCAGTGAACTGGTCGTAAGCCAAGCCTGATTGAGCTGCAGTCGTAATTCCAGAGTATGTTGCATATTCAACCGCACCACCGTTTGCTGCGGCTGTGAGCTTGATCGTTCCACCTGCTGGGTTAAACCCTGCTGCACTCACTACTGGGATGGTTGTAGCACCGCTTGTAATCGTTGAGTACAGTGATGTGATTGAAGCCTGACCGCTCGACTCATAGCGCGATGGTAGGTTACCAGAGCGCATGTAGGCGTTGTATTGAATGTTGTTGCTCTGGAATGAATACACATATGCAATAGCGCCTTGCGTCGTGCGCAAACCGAAGCGTGCAACACCAGCACCGTACCACGAGTAGTCGATGAACCACATCTGGTTTTTGGTGAGGTCGAGGTTGTAGCCAGAAGGCCCTGTCCCGTCGAGCGGGTCATACCATTGCGATTGTGGCACTCGCGTGTCGATTGTCTTTGATACCAGCGCGTTCGCAATTGTCTGACCGCGATACTCTGGGCT